TCTAACACGGTTCTCTAACTGTTGTATACGACTGCTGTATTGGGATGTCTGTTCTTTGAGCGTGTCCTGTACAGCAGTCATTTTTACGTCTAATTCTGCGAGTCGTAGTTGGAGGCTAACAATGAGTCCTGCTATACCAACCAGTCCCGCATATAGCAGCCCAGGGGAGGAGCTGACTAATGACTCAATAAATCCTGGCTCTTTATCATCGTTAGCCATATTTCTCCTATGTAAGGACAACTTTAGTATATCTATTTTTTACATCCAGGCACGCCTGAATATAGGCTAATTTTTGGTTTTCATCATCCTTTACAATAGCATCCAGATAGTCAGCCATTGGCGGATATGACCTGCGGCGTTGGTCAGCCCATGCACGTACTACTACCTCATTATTAATAGTCAATCCCCACTCCTGACAATAAATGAAATCATAATTGCCATAGTTGCCATCAAATGTTTCGAGCCCGTCATGTTGTTGTTCTGCGAGTATTAGCCACGAACTACAATCAGGAGCCTGCCCGATGACTATCGAGTTTGGGTAGGTCGTCATTACATTGGAGTAGCTGGCTGCTGGTAGGACATAAAGGCGCATAGAGTTTATCCTCAATAGTGGTATAGTCGATTAATTGCGTTTCGGTCGGCAGTATGCCTAGTTTTTTTAGCCCATCCAATCCATGTGGGCATGACATAGCATTGAGTAGTTTTGCTGGAGATGGTCTACCATTAGCAATAATTTCAGACTGTATTTCACGGAGAACTGTTACCGCAAAATCAATGCCTGCATTTAACTCAAACATCTGATCATCAGTATAGCCAGGTAAACGAGTTGGTTCTACCTCTGCATATAGTTCAGCCAGTATGTTTTGAATAACCTCAATCTCACGTTTGTTCAATGCAAACGCATGAGCCTGATCCTCCTGCACTGACTCAATTTCTACTATCTCAGCTTCGAGATATAGTTGTTCATGCAATGGTGCACCAGTATCACGGAGGTATTGCAATTCAGCGTGTTTACCACGCAGTTTTAGATCAGCTACCTGCTCCAATGCGGCGGCACGTAGCCGACCGTTAAGAAAACCCTTCAGTGTCTTGATACGCTCCCATGGAGTAGATCCAAGTACTTGGTATCGATAATTAAATTCAGTATTGAGTGGTTGTGCCATTGTATCTACCTATGTTGAATAACCTGCTGCTGCTAGATAAGACCGTGCTGTACCAACACCAGTTGTATCAGTAGCAACAACGCCAGTATTACTGACTAGGTTAGTCATGGATACATTAGAGCCAGTCGTACCATATCCAAAAATGGCTTTATCTCCACCATACCCTGCCGCTGCTAATCCGCTTCGTGCTGTACCAACACCAGTTGTATCAGTAGCAACAACCCCAGAATTATTTACTAGGTTAGTCAATGATACGTTAGAGCCAGTCGTCCCATATCCAAAAATCGCCTTATCTCCACCATAACCTGCTGCTGCCAAATAATAGCGTGCCGTACCAACACCAGTAACATCACTAGCAACAACGCCAGAATTATTTACTAGGTTAGTCATGGAGACAGCAGAGCCAGTAGTAATATTATATCCATATCCAAAAATAACTTTATCTCCACCATACCCTGCCGCTGCTAATGCGTATCGTGCCGTACCAACACCAGTTACATCACTAGCAACAACGCCAGAATTATTTACTAGGTTTTTTACAGCGGTTTGTGTTGTAGCAGTTCCAGGATTTCCAGTATTACCATATCCAAAAATCGCCTTATCTCCACCATAACCTGCTGCAGCTAAAGCATGCCGTGCTGTACCAACACCACTTACATCACTAGCAACAACGCCCGTATTACTGACTAGGTTAGTCATGGATAAACTAGAGGCAGTTCCACCATATCCAAAAATAGCTTTATCTCCACCATACCCTGCTGCTGCTAATGCGTATCGTGCCGTACCAACCCCAGTTGTATCAGTAGCAACAACGCCTGTAATACTGACTAGGTTTGTCATGGAGACAACAGAGCCAGTATACCCATATCCAAAAATGGCACGAAGAGTATTGCCAGTGCCTACGCTTGCCATTTGTGATGGAAATTGCCATTGTGCGGCAGTACTATTATAAAATTCAGGTGCGCCAATGCTCGTGTTATATCGCATTTCTCCATTTACTGGACTAGCTGGTCGTTGTGCTGTTGTGCCAACTGGTATTAGCATGGCACTATCCCGTATCCGCACACGTTGTGTACCACCAGTAGTAATAGCTAGTTCATTCGCTGCTGACCAATAAATACCAGTGTCATTGTCTGTAGATAGCGTAACGGCTGGACTAGCAGCACTACCAGCAGATGTTACCACGCCGCCAGATGCTACAGCCTCCCATGCTGCTGCTGTGCTATTGTAGATTTCAACCGCTGACGTTGTTGTGTTATAACGTAGCATCCCATTTACTGGAGTACCTGGTCTATCACCAGTTGCACCACTCGGTATCCGTACTGCACTAGTACCACTAATTGTTAAACTACCAGAACCCTTCGGCGTGATAGTAATATCAATATTAGTATCAGTACCAGTTGCCGAAATAGTAGGCGAGCCACCTGTCGCAGCATTAGCTATTGTAAATTCATTGACGGCTGTAGCAGTCGCCGTAAACGTGATCACCTCATTGCCATTACTATCCAAGATGCCATTAAATATCCGTGGTTGAAATATACGCATACCTGCGTATGATCCAGAATACCTTTGCTTTAATGCGCCAACGGTTGTGTCCTGCCATAGTTGATAGTCAACTGAAAAAGATGGCTCATTAGCACCTGAATTAACAGTTTGGACGGCAGTCAATACGTTATTTAGGTCAGCACGAAACTGCGCACCAGTTTGGTTCTCAATTACATAGTCATGTTGTGCCATTATGCCACCAGCCCCAATGCTTGCAATTTAGTTTCTAGTTGAGCAACCCGTGTTTGTAGGTTAGCAATTACTGACAGCACACTATTAGCCTCATCCGCTGTTACAAATCCATAAGGACTGCTATTGGTAACGTTTTGTATTGCATAGTCTGGAGTACCTGGAGCAGTATGTGTAATAGTAGTTAGCTGAGCTGTTAATGCTGTTGGTTGTACTACTGGAGTAGCATTAAAAAAGCCAATCTTTTGTGTGGTTCCAGTACCAAACTTCGTGCCAGTAGTTGTACCTACCACAATGTTTTTGGCATCCGCAATTGTTACAGTGTCATTTAGTGTTACTCCAAACAGTGTTGGAGCAATCCACGAAGCATTGGTGCTGTTTCGTTGTTTTATACCATCTGTTGTGTGCATCCATAGCATATATGCAGCCGTGGTTGACGGTGCTACTGTGGTATTAGAGTTGACAGTAAGCACCGCTTGTAATGCTGAATTAATGTCAGCTAGTACCGCACTGCCAGAGCCATTGTCAATTACATAATCATGTTGTGCCATTTTAGTATCCTCTTGCTATCCAATCGAATTGTCTGTTAATTACTGCCGAGGCAGCATTGTAAAACGTAACAGTAAATTGGGATGGCGTTCTCCCAGTAATTTGATAATAGTCGCCAGTAACAGCTCCCTCCATGGTAATTGAAATAGCTGGTGCTACAACAAAATGCCTGCCAAACGTAACTGTTTTTGGGACGTTGCCAGTATAGGTTACATTTTGTTGTGACTCAAGACGGTCAGGCACATCAACATCCACCTGTAGCTGTGTAATTGATAGGTTATGTTCTAAATTTAGTGTGCCAAACTCTAGCTTAAATTCGTATGCTCTAGCCGTATATTCAGCTACTATAAACTCCCGCCATGGTGTCCATGTTGGGTTGATAGCAGGATCATCCAGCGTTGTACGCATATATAGATGTAGATATGTATCAAACGCTGTTTGTCCGTCAATAACACCCTGAGAATCAATCAATGCAATATTATCAATATAATTGTTAGTTGCAAAATCAGTCTTCTGTATTGTTGCCGTTGCTCGTGATGTATAAACTGCACCAAGATCAAGTGGTGCATCAAATAGGTATGTTGCAGTTGCAAATGATACGCCAAAATCCCAATCTATTAAACCACTATCATCAAATGCTGCGAAGGTTCTGACTAATGATATGTCATTAATTGCTGCAAAATCATCAACTGCTCCAAACGTTTGCACCTGAGATACATCTGTTAGATTGCCAAAATTAAATACGTTCGTGCCAATGTCATCTATATACATTACGTTTGGTAATGCTATGCCAGGTGTGTCATATGTCGAACCGTATTTTATTTGACCATATCTAAAACAATTTGTTAATGTACCATTAAAGGCAGGATGCTGCGTGATAGTTGCTACCACATTTAGCGCATCAATCAATGGTGCATCAGTTGTGATAACAGCATCGTTTGTGGACTGCACATTAGAAGAGTCAACAAATCGTGCTAGATATGTACCAGTTAATGCTGGCACAAGTCCTTCAGTTGAACGTCCATCAAATTGAGCAATCGGCACTGAATTAGAAAACGTTGCACCAGATAATAGGTTGTTATGTCGTATTAAAACTGAGCCGTTATTTAGAACGTCTAGGTCAACCGCTTGCTCCCACATTAGTTTTATCTGTCCAACTAGTGGAGTAGCTGTGAAATTTTGTACATCTCCTGGTGGCGCAAATAGCCCCAGCGCTTCATAGTAGTAATTTGCTGGAAATGATGAGATACCAAATATTGAGATTGATCCTATTTGAAATTCATAAACGCCTGGTTGGGCATCTCTAAATTCAATTGAATTTTGTACAGTTTCACCATAATCAACGTAGTTGCCAGCATTAATTCGATAGCGTATAAAATATTTAGAAGCACGATTTGCATGAGTCCATGACAATAAAACTAATAATTTAATATTGCCATTTTCTGAATATAGGTATTCGGTAACATTTATATTAGTTACCATGTCTGGCGGATCGGTTAATCCCTCTACCTTTCGAGGTGCTAAAACCACTTGATTTTCAACAAATGCCCATTTACCTGGTTCATGTTTTAGGGCATTTATGCTATAGGTAGAAGTTTCCTGATCATTTTCAGCAATGCCAATTACTCGATACAATTCAGTTTGTAATTGAAAATCGCTTAAAACCCATGCACTATATTGTGCAGGTACTTGTGACCAATTTGGTGATACCGTGTATGTGTTGCCTGCTAGTGTGACATTAGTACGTGTTTCTAACTGTCCATTTGGTAGGATTACTGATAATTCTGGAGATGTGCCAATAGCAGGTGCAGTGCCATCTACTGTTATCGAATTTATTGTAGAGCTGAGTACACGCCCTCCACGCCGTGAACCGCTTCGCACTGGATTAGCTACTGATATAATTTGTCCAGGTCTAACATATATGCCAGCATCAAGTGACACATCAAATGTCAGCACCTCTGTCTCATATTTTTCAGTAAACAACAACCATTGTCCATATCGATTAGCCTGAGCTTGACTGGTGCAACCGATAGCTGTGGTACGTTTTATAATTAACCCGTATTTTGCGATACCTTCTGCATCTTCGACATACTCCTCTTGTACATCACGCAAGTCTGTATCATACCATTGCACTACAACAACTGTGCTACGTGTTTTTAATGAAGAACCTGAGTATGTAAAATTACCACCAACCACGTTAGCCTGACTAAAATGATAAACGGGATCTGCTGGAGAATCCTGCACGATTTGCAATGAACCGAGCTGCCAATAGCCAATTGCAATGAATACACTGAGCAGGTCATTGATTAGGTTGTATGCCTCCTGTCTGGTATTCAAGTTGACATTTAACAAAAATCTAGGTTCTTGTCCCCCCTTACCATCACTAACTAATTCATTGCAATACTGCGACACACTATAAAATGTGAATTTGTCTAACTGTTCAGGTTTAACATAATCACCAAAACCATATCGAGTTGATGTTAGTAAATCCCATAGTGCCCACGCTGGGTCTGCTGCCCATTGTGCTGCTCCAAATGTACCGTTCCACAGTCCAGTGTATGTCACTCGTCCATTGCTAGAATCAACCGTTGCATTAGACGGCAGCCGAATTTTCATCCCCTTTATAAAATAAGCACGAGTTGGGATTGATGAAAACTGTCTAGCAGAGAATGTCGATACTACATACGCTGTATTTGGATAACGTAATTTGAGATCAATAACTGTTGTGTACGATTGCCAAAATGTTTTATTTTGTATTCTGGTATCAGGAGCATCTGGTGTAATACGTGAAACCCTGATATTTACAGGAAATGGTTGTGTTGTGTCTAGTGGTATTGCAAAAGTCGCTTCATACTGCGATGTACATTTTCCACTAATAACAGGAGTTGACACAGTAGCATACTGCCCGCCGCTGTATTGGCGCTCTAATCTAAACTGTACTGACGTTGCATTAATATCGCCATTTGTGTCATTTACAAGTAGAGCAGGAACCATTAGTCGTATCACAACTCGGTCCGGCTTATTTGGCGTATCTAAAATTGTTCTAACAATTGCGCCAGTGCGTATTGAAATTTCAATTCCTACTGTGAACTCAGTTAATATATTGTCGAGCCCTAACACATGGGCTTGTGACTGTGTACCTGTGCGTAATAAAACCTGCGTTGTTGGATAATTTATTGTCCCGTTGGTATCCTCTAATGCTGTATTATCTAAAAATATAGATTTTTTGCCGTCTACAAATCCTTCTATTTCACCTTCGCATAATACATCAACTAATTGCACCCGTGCTTCAGAGAGCAACGTATTTGGTGCTTCTACTGGCGTGCGACTCAATCTATCGTTTAGAGCTTGAATACTTTGATTTTGCGCACTAATTCGTTGATTTGTTTCTTCCTGTTTTCTAGTAGCCTCTGCAATTGCTTCATTTTGACGGGCGATAGATTCATTAGTTTGTGCAATTGACGCCTCAAGAGCAGAAGTGTCTACACCACCACCACCACCACTTCCAATAATGTTTGCATCATCCATTTTATTGACTCTCTAAATTAATTAATGTATCAGAGCCAATAACTATACCAGACGAAACTACAATTGACCCAACTGGCATTTTGCCATACACAACTGGTATTGGTAAACCCTGACGTGACGTGTTTACAATATTGCTAAATGCAAATGATTCACCACCACCACCACTACTAAATCCAGATGACTCTATTACTGGAGACTGAGAATATTGTGGTGTATCTAATGGACTAAATTTTGGAGCTTCTCCACGAGAGAAGTTCGCAGATGGCATTGGCGGTACTGGTGTTAGCAATTGTGCGACACCACCTAATGCTAAACTAGCACCAATACCAAATATAGCTGGTGCTGCAAATGCTAGTATTGGTGGCAGAAAAAATGAAACAGCTACTAATGCAATGCCAGCTATTATTTCAAAAATCCCACCACTACCAAAGTTACCACCAACAACAGGTATAATACGAATTGTGCCATCCTCAAGCGGTAAGTTTACTAACTCAAGATCATAAAACGTTTGCTTGCCAATAAGCACCTTGTAGAATTTATCAGCCATATACGCCTCAAGTTTTCTGAAGTTGCAACATAGAAACCTTACAACTTCTCCAACGGTATTGACTTCAGCCTCAAAAACATTCTGTCCCAAAAATTTTGCTAGGTCGCCGTAGACTTTAATTGTACGCATAACGCATCACCTTGTTAGTTTGTTTGAGCCAATATCCACCATATAAATCAACGCTACTCAACCTATTAATTGAATGATGTACAAATCGTTGTTCTCCGAGATAGATACCTAGATGGTCGGTAGACTGTGTTGTACAGGAGAATAATAACAAATCACCACGTTTAGCATCAGCTAATGACACCTCAGTAAAACCATGTTTAATTGCCATTGGTGGGATTAGTGAATCATACTCTGGATGAGAAATCCATTCGTCTAATGTTGGTACTTCATAATCAACCTTTAGGTCAATACCCAAGTTTTCTTTATACCAGTCACGAATCAATGTATAACAATCAAACAATTTGTAAACATAGGGTCTACCGATAATTGGTGCCTTATATCCTGATGGTTCAAATTGATAAAATTGTTCGGTGTTTGGATTTACAATTATCCATGGTAATCCTGATTGCTCACATGATTGTAAATCAGCCATTGACGGCTGGCAATTGCCAACAGTATGACTGTGTACAATTGCTAACACGGTTGCTTCGTCCTCAACGGCAGCAAAATCAACAACATCCATGACAAACGTATTAGTATTAGTTGCCAGATTATTACATGGATAATATCGTTGCCTACCGTTATAAACTGCTAGGAGACCGCAACATTCTCGTGGCTGCTGCCGATTTGCATGTTTTAGAATATGCGTTTTTACCTTGTCATCTAAAATTAGATCAACCATCATATCCTCCTAGTCCTGGATAACTGCCATACGGTAATGGATTATTTGCTCCAAAACGTAGTTTACAACTACTCAGTCGTTTACCACATACATCCTGTACTGCCGAAGAAACTGGCTGATCCCTAATATTATAATAATTCGTGCCTGTATATGAACATTCAGGGCTGCGGTATTCCCACTGGCAAATATTTGCAATTGCCATACGACGTGGTGCACGTACACCAACCATGTCAAATGCTGCTACTAATTCAAATTCAACAATCTCACGGTTCTCTGTAACTTTGCGTTCAATGTAATAAATTTCATCAGGCATCTTAGCATTTGGGTTGGCATCTGGATTTATCCCAACTAATGCAACATCATTTACTAAAATTAGGTTTTCAATTTGAGCAAATTGTGGATAATTAGCGCTATCGATATATTTTTGTAGTGTTCTAATTCTTGTGAATTTTGCACTAATTAAATCGTTGCCTGGAGTATATGAATTTACAACAGTAAGCAACGCACTAACTAACGATTGTAAATTGGCAAATTGCAATCTAGGTCGAGGTAACTGTCCCTTGCCATTGTATTCAAATCCAGTTGCTATACATGGATATTGAGTATAGGTATTACCATTCCAAACAATATTATTATTGTCAACGCCTGAAGTGCCTGCATGAAACCGAAGGATTTGGTCAACGCCATGTACATTAGCAAATGTTTGTAGTTCAAATAGTTCAATAACAGCCGATGGACTAGGCTGCTGTAATTGCGTATGAATGCCAATACTACTGCCAACTAACGCAATGCTTGATACTAAGCCAACGCTTGTTAGTTCATTAAACAATAAAAAATTAATGTTTTGCGATGTCATGCCATGACCTCTTCAAACTCAGCAGAAACATCGTTTATGTTGTACGCTATCATTGTTTTTGACCACTGCCTACATATCCATTTTTTACCACTAATTCCATCTGGTGTTGTCCAGTCAAATGCTGTTACGGCATTGCTATCATCCAGAAAATCCATAATTAAATCAGTCTCAACATTTGTCCTAGCGCTGAACTGAAGCGACCATTTTTGTAGGTTTGTGTTGATTCCGTATGTTAGCCGTTGTTCGTAGCCATCACCAAATTTAACAGTGCGAACTGCTGGTTGATGCTGACGTGACGTACCATAATCTGGAATCCAAACAAATGTAGCCATTAATACAATAGCCCTCCTGGTCGTTGTTGTTTGATAATTTCAGCCTGAACTACTTTAGCAATCTGGTCGCCAAGTTGATTAGCACGGGGTTTATCACCAGCCGCCTTAGTATTAGATGCGTCAACATTAACGACTACTGAAGTGCTACCACCAATAACAGTATTACCACCGCCGCTACTACCTGACAATACAACTGGTATCCGTCTTCCATCAGGTAACGGGACATACGCTTCTGGTTTACTACCCTCACCGAATACTGCTAATTGTGGTGAACGTGCAATACCGCCATTTGCGTAATATTGTAATTGCTTCATACCACGGTTAGTCATAATACCACCATCAGCAAAACCAACACCAGCTATACCAGCCACCGCTCTAACTGCCGCTCCTGCCGCTCCTGCTCCACCTCCTACTGCACCAGCACCAAGATTAAATATGTTGCCAAATATACCACTCAGTCCTTTAGAAAGATTTTGAACAAACGGTTGT